ACCTTTGATGGATCTTCTGCAGGCTCGTCGTCAATCTTGAAGCCCGCCTCCTTTGCCTGTTCGAGAAGCGCAAAGTGCTCGTCCGCTTCGGAAGGCGGAGTGTTTTTTTCAGTGCTCATTTGGTCTCCTAAAGCCCGAAAGTGATCGGTGCGCTTTCGATTTTTTCGGGCACGTCAGCCCAAGTGAGCACGTCCTTGAAGGCCCGAATCCGCGCCCGGATCTGGGTCGTGCGTTCCGTGCTCACGGTCTCGGATTCGAGTTCCGCGCGCAGTTCGTTGATTCGTTCAGTTGCCATGGCCACAACAATCAGCCACGTTGCGTCATGCGGGTTGATGGTCAAATGCCGCTCCCGGACTGGCGCTTGAGCGCCATTTCCTGCGCATCGCGCTCGATCTTCATGCCGGTTTCAGTCAGCCGTGCATTCCTCGCTTCGCGGCGATCCTGCGCAAGCTCGCTGGCCTTGATGCGGTTTTCCTCAGATCGCACGGCGGCAATCAATCGCGTCGATTCCTCGCGCATCTGAGCAATGCGCAGTCGTAATTGCATGTCCTGCTCGTTCTGCTCCAGTTCGCGAACCTTCAACTGGTAATTGGCCATCGCCTCGCTGTTATCGCCAGTCGGTTGTTGCGACTGCGCAAGTTCGCGTTGTGCCTTCAGTTTCTCGACCTCGGCCTTGACTCGCTCGGTCTCGGCCCTTGCCATCTTGTACTCAGCATCAGCCATCGCCGGGTTCGGCTGCTGCGCCTGCTGCTCCATCTTGGCTTGATATTCCTCGTCTGGGAGAATCCACTCCGAGACGGGAGCGTCAACCAGATCAGCGAGTGTCCGCAGAATCTTGCCCTCATCCACGCGCGCGCGCATCGCCGGGTCGGCCAGCACCATTGACGCGAAGCTCTGCGATTGCTGAACCTGTACGTCCTTGACCAGCCGCTGTGATTGCACGGATGGACGAACGATGAAGTTGCCCTTGATCGAATCGTCCGGGTTGTTCTCACAATTCCACCAGACCATGCGCTCGATGGACGGGGTAATGACCTCGTCGTCCGCAGAACACGCCACGCGCACTTGCAGGATGCTCTTGGCGTTGAGGACCATCGCCATGCCTGATGCGGTCGGAGCCTCCCCCGCACCGTCGGGCGATGCCCACATGGACGTATTCAGCTCCTCGTCCATGTTTGCGAGCGCACGATCAAATATATTCAGCGCCTGATCGGTGACGTTCGGGATCGTCTCGACCGCAAAGCAATCGTTCAACGGTTTGTCAGGGTCAGTGACTTCGAGCATCTTCGGCCCGCGAATGTTCGCTTGCCCGTCGCTGAACTTGATCTTCCCTGACCGCCAGAGAAATATCGGGCCACTCGAAACGGACTGATTATGCAGCGCAGAAGTCCACGCCGCTTCCGCTGCGCGCTGCGACCCCTCACCCAGTTCCGGCAGGCTCACGCCGAACATCGAATCGTCGCGAGCGAATGGCGCAAAGACGTAGTACGGAATGCGCGTGTCGTCAGGGACTTCAGATAGCTTGGAGCGCAGTACGAAATCCTGACTGAACCATATATCGGCCATCGCAATCGGCGGCATGTCCTTGTCGCTTTCCTCGCAGCCGCACAAGCCCAACACATCAAGGTCGTCGCGCTCCAACGTGCCGGTATAGCGCCAGACGGCGTATTTCCCGGTCGTCAACTCGCCACGGTTGAAGACGCCATTGCGCTGCGCGATGTTGGTCGCGAGTTCGCCCAAGTCCGGCTCTGTATTCAGCAACTCGGCGATCTGCGTTTGATCGAACCCGTCGCCCAGCATCCGCACTTCGAGCGGACTCATTATGTGCGCGTAGAACGCAAACTCCGCACGCTCGGCCTTGTCGACCGGGTCGGGGTAGAACATCCATGGATCGGCGTCCATCAAACCGGGGAGAACCCGATTTTCCGACACCATGCGCCCTGGTGTTCCCGTCATCGGGTCAGGTGGCATGTAGTGCCGACGCGTCACATTCTTGTTCAGCGGCCCCATCATCAATCCAGTGCCGAGCCGCGCTGCGTCCTGAGCCATCCGACGCATGCCACGTTCTGATCGGCATAGCGACAACTGATCTACGATGGTCGCCTTCATCCCATCGGCTTGCTGTTGCGTCGTCCCTGGCTCTGGTTCCAGTTCCCACGGATTGGCCGACAGCATGTCGACAATCCGAGCTTCCCAACGATCCGTCCGCGCCCGTAGCAGTCCCGGTTTCAGCGTCCGCTCGGAATCGACTCCGCCCGATACCGGCTGCGCCTTGGTCGCCTCCATCAACCGGCTCATGCCGTAATACAGGCGCAGGGAGTTTGCCATCGCGCATTCGATATCGCGCTTTGCGCAGATCGCCTGATCGCGCTTGGCGCAGAGTCGAATCAGTAGCGCTCGCAGCTTGCCGATGCGCTCCAGTTCAGCGGCTTCTGCGGCCTGCGCAATCGCCTCAAGGTCAACCGGCGACAGCGCAATCTCGCCTGTCACCACAACGTCAAGCTGCGGTGATTCCATGGGTTCGGTCATCATCAGTAGAACTTGAGCTCGTCGACCTTGGGGGTCGTATGGGATGGACGCTTTGTCACGGCGATATCGAGTCCTGAAACGATGAGATAGCGGGTCGCGTCCATCAGATGATCATCTTCCTTGCGGACATGATTTTTTTCGTCGTATGAGTAACGGCGGTATTCATCCAGCCAGTTCTCGCATGTGCTGTAGACCTTGAGTCGCCCCGTCGCCAGTCGTTCGAGCACAGCAGCAATGCCGCCGTCTACCGACTTGTCCGGCAGGCGGATGCGAACGCCTTGTTCGCGGTACAGGTCAATGAACTTCTCGCCCGTAACCTGCGATGCGCCGGCTGCGTCTCCGCATCCCGGGATCCAGATGCCGCGCGCCTTGATCGCTGTTGCGTGCTGCGAAACCTCCGCCTCGCCTTTGTAGTGCTCGGCGTAGAGGTAAACAATATCGTTGTCGCGGTCATGCGCGCCCCAGATGACGGCGGTTCGATGAAACCCGCAGTCGATCCCAAACACGCGCGGCCAGTAGTCCGGGATGCCGTTCTTGATCGGCCCGACCACGAAGTCTTTCTCTTCCACTGGGTAGATCCGCCCCTTGCCTGCTACGGCCTCGCCATTGATACGCGCGTCGCGCAGATACGGCGGACACGCCGCCAACATTTCCCGCTTCTCGGATTCAGTAAGGTGCGGAACGTCATCCCACCGACATTTAACCAGCGCCTTGCTGGCCCCCTCTTCGTTCGCTAATGCAGCGCGCGAGAATGACCGCACAACGTCAGTCGGGCCTTGCAGCGGCGTGAAGGTCAGCAGGATTTGCCCGTTGACCGTGCGACCGCGATAGACACACTCGACGTAGATATCCATCGGCGGCTCTTCGTCGAGCCAGATCAGGTCTTTCTCCGTGCCTTGGAACGACTCGCGCCTTTGGTCGTAGGACTTGAACGCGATGGTCGAGAATCCGCCGCTCGCGTGCCTGACCCGTACGAAGTCGCACGCGTAGTTCGTGCCCTGCTTGAACTTGCCGGTGAACTGCCCGTTTGCGTCAATGATCGAGGCACGCGGGAGCATCCCAGTGCCGAGCGCGGATAGTCCGAGCTTGGCAACGTCGCCGATCAGCTTCGATTGCGTGATGTCGCGTACGGTCTCTTTCGTATCTCCAGCAACCCACATATCTGTCGGTTTGGCGTGACGCCGGCCAGGCCACCAGTCGGGGTAATCGCCTGTCGCGTGCAGCGAAACCTCATAAGCACCAACGCCATCCGTCTTACCTACGCCGTTGCCGCCCTGGAAGCATCGCTCGCGGAAGGTCTTGCCGAGCGCGAACACTTCCAAGTGCTTCGGATACAGCTCACGCCGAAGCGGGCCGGTCTCCGGGTAATACGATTTCCACTTTCCGAATCGCCGCCTACGCTCCAACTCGTCCTGCATCCGCAGCAGTTCGATGGCGGCAGCGCGTGCTTCGTTACCCATAGTTCCCGGTGCCAGTTAAACGCCGGGCCTGCGCAGGAGGACGCACTGGCTACGTCGCGAAATCAAACGAACAGACCGAATCGTTCCCATGTCCCGATGATCC